TGGACAGCTTGAAGCCATCATTGTTGTCAGCGTGGTACGCGGTGGCGGAGTCGTTAAGCAGAGCACCAGAACCTGGACCAGTAACTGGACAAGGCCGCATGAAGTGATTGCCCGACCTGATCTTGTCCCTAGACATGTAGGGAAACCTGAAAAGGAAGTGCTTACCAGAATTAGCGTCGTCACTGACTGCGATACCAGAGCCTCCCTCTGGTATGGTCGGTGCCAGGTTGGCTGCTGAATCCAGGTTGAGGGTCGTGTTGACCTGCCTGGTGGTGGGAGAGTAACTGACTGCCCTAAACATTCTCTCTACAACAGTAAAAAGAGTCCTGTTGAGGTCATAGAGGTAAGGAGCAACTCGGTACTCAGTGGCCCCCTTCCAACCAACATAGCACATTGAAAACTTTGCTAAGTTGGAGAATGGGACAAAGTTCCCCTCCTTGAGTGACCCACTGGCATGAAAAATGTTGTTGAGGTAGCTGGGCCTAACCAAAGTGGTCAGAATGCTGCTCAACGTTGCAGGGGCCACCATTGGCGGAGGGGGCAGGGCGCTCAGCTGAATGGATGTAGTGTATCTCTTCTGAGCAACCGAATTCCCAGTTCTAGCCAGCAGATAGTGGGTAAATGCTGACATCCTCTGAATCAAGTTCTTGGAGGATGCAACTGGGTCGCCAAAGTATTGCCCAATCTTAGAGTCTCCAGATGCTCCAGTGGCCATAACTGGTGTGAGGGCAGAGGTCGACACAAAAATGTCGTTCACTGTGCCATTGTTCATGACCAGCTCGGTGGACCTAGGAGCCCTGGGGACCGCGAATTCAACCTCGCCAAAATTGGCAAAGACCAGGACGGCGATCGAATCCCCATCGACGGGTGAGGTCAAGGGGTTGAGGACATCAATCGAAACGACCCCACTGTAGAGGTTGTGACTCCTCTGTGGGATCGCTGGCGGGATGGTTGAACCCAACCGCCTCATCGGGGACCAAGACAAGTGAGAGTAACTGTAGTCCCAAGCGTACATGGGCGCAGTGCTCGTCCACGGATTGGTTTGGGTGTACGGAGCTGTGAAGGAAACCTCCAAATTCTCCGAAAGGTCGACAATCATCGACTTCTGCGCACCCAGTCCCACTCCATCCGTGGAGTAAGGGGGGGGGTAGCTCTCAAAACCAGTGACACACGGATCAAAGGTGATGAGTAGCCTGCCCTTATGGAACTTGTTGCACACAAACTTGAACGTGTATGTGATGTCGCCTCGCCAGTACATGTGTGAGTCTGCGATGAGAGACCCAACAGAGTTGTAGACCACCTTCTGGTAGTTCAACCCTTCCACAACATCATGGAGGAGCCAGTGGAAATCTGGCGTGACCATCAAGTCCATAATCCTGGAGCCAGTGGGGGTGGTTCCGTTATCGTGAAACCGCGTGGAGCCAATAAACTGTTCTCTTGACAAGATGTGTTTGTACGTCATCTCATCGGAACCGCTAAGGCCGACATCAGCAGAATCACAATCAACACGCGCCTCAGGATTGAGTGCCAAAGACTCGCAGAACGGCGAGATCGTCGTGTTGGCGTACCCATACCCGGAGTTGGTGGTAACAGGGGTGGAGGACGCCCAGATGGGAGTCTTGCTGTACCCAAGCGCCTTGGCTGCATTCCCCACAGTGGAGGCCACAGTGGAAACTGAGGAACCCACTGCTGAGATCGCAGCAAAAACTCGGCTGATTGGACCAGCGCTCACCCCTTCGAACAGACCAGAAGCGGCAATCCCGTTCTCGAAACGAGTGGGGACAGCTAGTTCGATCTTATCAAACCACGCATAAACGGAAATATTGGCAGATCCGGTGCCGCCAGAGGAGTTGCTCTTCAAAGCTTCAAAAGAGTCTATGGAGATCT